TTCTACAGAAGTTCCAGCAAATGTTTCAACTTTTAGAACAGCAGTTAGAACTAAATCTAACGAAATGGAAACTGCAATTGATGGTGCAGCAACTGTTGAAGCTTTAGAAGCTTTATTTACTTACACAACAGGTGCAGATGATGTTGTTTCTAGACCTTTAGGTGAGTGGCCTAGATTAGCCTAGTTCTTATTGTAAGTTCTTTTTTTTAAAGGTATAAGGTAGTATTATGCTACAAAAAATAGGATTTCAACCTGGATTCAATAAACAGATTACAGAAACTACAGCCGAAGGACAATGGGTAGGTGGTGATAATGTACGTTTTAGATATGGTACACCTGAAAAGATAGGTGGTTGGTCACAATTAGGTGAGTCTAAACTTACAGGAGCTGCAAGAGCTTTACATCATTTAGTTAATAAATCTGGTAACAAGTTTGCAATCATAGGCACAAACAGAATTTTATACGCTTACACAGGGGGTGTATTTTATGACATCCATCCTATCAAAACTACTACAACATTATCTAATGCATTTAGTACAACGAATGGTTCAGCAACGGTTACATTAACATTCAGCACGGACCACAATATAGCAGTCAACGATATTTTACTTTTAGATAATTTTACAGCTATTACAAATTCAAATTATTCAGCATCAGACTTTGATGATAAAAAATTTATGGTGACATCTGTTCCAACAGGAACAACTTTAACTATTACAATGCCATCAGCAGAGACAGGATCAGGTGCAACTTTATCAGGTGGTATTAGAGTACAGCATTATTATCCAGTAGGACCTGCAGAACAATTACCTGGCTTTGGTTGGGGATTAGCTGCATGGGGTGGAACTGTAACAGGTGAAGCAACAACTACTTTAAATGGTGGTATAAATGCTGTGACTACAACTATTGTATTAACAGATGCATCTTTGTTTCCAACATCAGGTACAAACTTTATTCAGATAGGTTCAGAAGAAATTTCATATACAGGTATATCTAGTAATACTTTAACCGGTGTTACAAGAGGGGTTAGAAATACAACAGCAGCAACTCATTCAAATGGAGCAACTATATTAAATAGTTCAGATTATATTGCTTGGGGTGAAGCAGCATCTGGTGATTTAGTTGTTGATCCAGGTTTATGGTCTATTGATAATTTTGGTGATAAAGTGATTGCATTAATTCATAATGCACAAGTATTTGAATGGGACTCTAATGCAACAAACGCTGTAACCAATAGAGCAACTATTATTGCAGGTGCACCAACAGCATCACGGGATATGTTAGTATCAACACCTGATAGACACTTAGTATTCTTTGGAACAGAATTAACTATTGGTGATCCAACTACACAAGATGAAATGTTTATTAGATTTTCAAATCAAGAAGATATTAATACTTATCAACCAACAGCAGTTAACACAGCAGGTACACAAAGACTTGCAGATGGATCTAAAATTGTAGGTGCAGTTAGAGGTAGAGATGCAATTTATGTTTGGACAGATACATCTTTATTTACTATGAGATTTATTGGTCAACCATTTACATTTGGTTTCCAACAAGTAGGGACGAACTGTGGATTGATTGGACAAAACGCTGCATTAGAAGTTGATGGAGCCGCATATTGGTTTTCAGAAAATGGTTTCTTTAAATACTCTGGTAACCTTGAGACTATGATTTGTTTAGTAGAAGACTTTGTTTATGATGATTTAAATACAACAGCTAATCAATTAATTAATGTTGGACTGAATAATTTGTTTGGTGAGATTACTTGGTTCTATTGTACAGAAAGTTCAACTGTAATTAACAGATGTGTGACTTATAATTATATGGACTCAACACCACAAAGACCAGTATGGACGACGGGAACTTTATCAAGAGGTTCATGGCAAGATTCTTCTGTGTTTGGTTTACCACATGCAACATATTTTAATGCAGATGACAATACATCATTTGATGTAGTGGGTAATACTGAAGGAAGCACTATATATTTTGAACACGAAAAAGGAACGGATGAAGCATTAGCAAGTGGTGTAAATGCAATTACTTCTAACATTGAATCAGGAGACTTTGATATTACAGCACAAAGATCTAGACAAGGTCAACAAACAGGTGTTGCAACATTCCAAGGAGACGGTGAATTTATTATGAAGATTAGAAGATTTATTCCTGACTTTTTATCTCAAACAGGAAATACACAAGTAACTTTACAGCTTAGAAACTATCCAAATAGCTCACAAGCAAGCTCACCACTTGGACCCTTTACAATTACCAGTTCTACTGATAAAGTAGATACACGTGCAAGAGCAAGAGCCATGTCTTTGAAGATAGCTAATACAGCGGCTAATCAAAGTTGGAAGCTTGGTACGTTTAGATTAGACACGCAACCAGACGGAAGAAGATAATGGCTACATTAGCACAATTAGCACAACAATATTTAAATCAAGGATTACCTAGTATATCTGGTATATTCCAACCTAGAGCTGACACACCAGTTGAAGAACCAGTTGAAGAAACTATACCTGGTATTACTCCACAACTATTACAACCAATGGGTGGCGGTGGCGGAGGATTTAATCCATACAATATAAATACAAACGATCCTAATGTAAGAACTTCTAGAAACTATAATTCAAGACCTGCATATGAAGCTGCTTTTGGTACAATGATGGGTGATCCTGAAGCAAATATTGCAACAGGAGCTCTAAATAATTTAGGTGTAATGGGCTCTTACCAAGAGAAACCACCTTCCGGGTTAGCAACCTTATTAGGTAAAGCAGTAAACTTCATACCTGGTATTGGAGGCTTAAAAAGAGGAGCTGAATTTTTAAGTGGTATTATGCCTGTAAATAGAAGAGGTATTTTAGAAAACGAATTATTGGGTGGTGGTATTATGTTAGATGACATAGGTAGAATTGTAACAAATAATTACAATACACCAGAAGGAATTATGGCTGGATACAATGCTGCAAAATTATCTCCAGAATCTTTTGATAAAAGAACATCAAACATTAGAGATACACTAAAAGAGAAATACAATTTATCCGATGCACAAATAGACGATGTAGTTTCTGAAATAGAAGAGACGGGAGAATACAAAGGAGATTTAGGATTTAATCCAAATATGGGTACAACTACTAATTTATTTGATAATCTTGTTAACATAAATAAAGCTAAAAATATATTTGCACAAAGAAATGTAAATGCAGCAAATATAATTAGAGGAAGAGTAGAAGAAAAACAAAGAGCAGAGGCAGCTGCAAAAGGTCAAACTTATACAGGCGATAGTGACAGACAAAACATTGTAGATAGAAATACAGGTAGAAGAGATGCAACTGGAGGAGACGCTGGAAGTAAAGGAGCATCTGATCAATTTTCTAATAGATCAGGTAGAGGAAGAACAGGTTATTAATGGCAAAAGTAACCGTAGTATTTACTAGACCCAGTAAAGAATATAAACAACAAGATGCTGATTCTTTAATTAGAGATTTAGACGGATTGATTGAGAAACTAAACTCTACATTTCAACAAGAGTTAAGGGATGAGTCACAAAGATTTACTTGGTATATGAGTAATGGAGATGGAGCATAATGGCTAATAGATATAAAAATGCACAGTTTGATTTAACTACAACGGATGCTACAGATATTTATACTGTACCATCTGAGTCCAGAGCAATTGTTCAAAATATACACATGGCAAATATAGGTGCAGGTAACGTTGTAGTTCATGCACATATTTATGATAGTTCTGCAACTAAACAATTTACATTTGCAAAACATACTATTGCTGCAAATGAATCACAGTCTATGGCTGATGGTACAGTTATATTAGAAGAAAATGATGTATTAAGAGTACAAGCTGCTAGCGCTGATGATATAGAAGGCACAGCATCAATATTAGAATTTGATAGAACATAGGAGAAAAATGCAAATAATAAAACCAGAGAAGATAATAGAAAAAATAACTAACCTTAAAACAGGTGAAGAATACAAAGACGATAACGAATGGAAATCAAAAGGAATAGCAGAAGAAGATATTAGAAGAGATATAAAACTTATTATGCCAAGCCTTGATATTTTCGGAAAAACTAAGTAAACTAATAAAACTATGCCAATTTCAAGAATGCAAATGCCCAGACAATTAAGAAGAGGTGGCGGAATAATGAACGTCGTACCTAGACAAGGAGCACTATTAGGTGGCCTTAAAAAGGCTGTTAAAGGTGTTGCTAAGGGTATTGGTAGCGCTCTTAAATCAGATGTTGGAAAACTAGCTTTATTGGCAGGAGGAGCTTATTTTGCTCCTACTCTTTTTGGTAAAGCAGCAGGTTTTGGTAACTTTGGAAGTTTATTAAAAGGTGGACTTTCAAAAGGATTAGGTAAATTTGCGGGAGAAAAAACACTAGGCAAGACTCTTGGAGTCATGGCTGGTGGAACTGTATTAGGTGGAGTCTTAGGTGCTATGTCTCCTGAAGAACAAGAAGAAGTATCATCAGGTAGAAATGTTAGCGCATTAAGAGGTAAGCTTACAACAGCTTATCAAAATTTAGGCTATGATGAATCTGAAATACCTGCACTTGTAGATAACGATTTATCTGAATACACATCAGGAGCTGGTGGATATGCTGAAGGTGGTAGAATAGGCTATGCTATGGGAACCGATCAGATCGTGAATCAGGCATCAGGCATCATGGGTCTACCTCAAAGGACTAATAAAGCAGGCGTAAAGGAGCTAGATCTTAGAGAAAGTGGTGGATTTATTCCTCCAGTTGGTGTAAAAGAGAAGGCAGATGACATCCCTGCGATGTT